CCATCAAGCCTGTGGTCCTCAAAGCCTCACAGACCAACCACGCCAACCCATTGGGCCAATTCGGCTACGTGGGCGCTTCTACATGGTTCGCGACTGTGCGTCTGAACGACGCCTTCATGGCCCGTATCGAAGCCGGTGTGACCGCTCTGTAATGGACTAGCTGGGACGCAAGTCCCAGCGTCTTAACTTAAAGGACACTACCATGCAATCGAACTACTGGAAACTTCTAAACGAAGACCGTTTGAACGACGTATCCGCACTGTCTGTTACGGCTCCCATCTTGGGTCCTGTTGCAAACGCTACGCTTGCTGCTGCGTCGTCATTGACAGCGGCAGAAAGCGGTGAGACATATTTCTTGTCTTCGGCTACTGAATTCGCAACTACTCTGCCCTTGCCTGCTGCGGGTTTGACATACACCTTCATTGTGGCTGCGGCACCTTCTGGCGCCAGCTACACGATCGTGACCAACGGCAGTGCCAACATCATTAAGGGCCAAGCGTATCCCGCTTCTGGCGCCGCTGGTGATACAGGCACAGCCGATGACACCATCTCTTTTGTAGATGGCTCGTCGGTTGCAGGCGATCGTGTAACTGTTATCAGTGACGGTACAAGCTGGTTTGCCTATGCGCATTGCGCCGTGGCTGCTGGCGTGACTTTCACAACAGCTTCTTAATAATCTTTTTCCTAAAGGAATAAATCATGTCATACAACATCGAACAAGCCAATAGTGGCTATCTCTCGCTGACCGCTGCCGGCCTAGCCGAAGGCACAAACGCCAACACCTTTAAGACTACAAACACTTTGACTTTTACAAGCAATGGTGTTTTCAAGTCTAAGGCTGCTACCGACAACTTGGCATTCACTGCCGGCACAGCATTAGGCAATTCACAAGCCTGTTTGTTTGCCGTTTGGATTACTGCTGACGGCACCGTGTCGACCACACAAGGTCCTATCGTTGCTGCTGGCGATCCATGCCCAGTGCCCGGTCAGGTTACAGCCGGTACAACTTTGGTCGGTTTGATCAAAGTCACTACCAGCTCTTCTGCTACGTTTACTCCCGGCTCGACTGACCTCAGCGCCACAGGAGTCACCGACGTGTTCAGCGATTGCATGGACATGCCCGGTTCAGCCCAGTAAGTTGCCATCCTCCTTAACAGAGGGTTTTGCAGGTTGCCTTCGGGCAGCCTGCTTTTTGGCAAACCGATTTTTTTAAACCTAACGGAGAATGAAGATGGCAAAAAAAGAAGTAGTCGCAGGCATTGAGATCCTAGACGACACACCGACAATCGATCCTGTTTCCCAAGTTGCAGATCTCCGTGAGCTTGCAGCAAGCGAAGTATTCATGAACGAAATGGTTGAAGTCATGGTGCATTCCAGCACCGACGAAAACCAAGCTCCTCACGTAATTCTCAATTGCAACGGAACCAACCAGCCTATCCTGCGCGGCGTGCCAACACGCGTTCGCCGCAAGTACGTTGAGATCTTGGCACGTATGAAGGAAACCAAATACAGCCAAGTAACTCGCAACCCAGCAGCGCCTGATCAGATCGACATGATCGCGCGCCACGGCTTGGCCTATCCTTTTGAAATGCTGGCCGACGAGAACCCTCGTGGCCGCGCATGGCTTCAAAACGTTTTGGCTGAACCCGCTTAAACACAGGGCGACCCAGTGAATTATCTCCAGCTTATCAACCGGCTGCGCGTGGAGTGCGGCGTCTCTGGCGCCAGCACGCCGCTGATCACCGTTACGGGTTTGACCGGCGAGTCTTACCGGATGGCAAGTTGGATCAATAGTGCTTGGGTCGATGTGCAGACGGCCAAGGAAGATTGGCAGTGGATGCGTAATCCGGTGGAATTCAACACAGTCACGCAACAACAAATTTACACCCCCACCCAAGCCGGTGTGGGGTCTACTTTTGGAAACTGGAAACGTGATAGCTGGCGCGCTTCGTCTGTAGGACAAAACTACAAAGACGAGCAGCTGATGAACTACATGGACTACACGACGTTCCGCAACCTGTACATGTACGGGAATATGCGCACAACGTACGCGCGCCCAGTGGTCGTCACGGTTGACCCGGATAAGAACTTGGGCTTTGGCTCAATACCGGACCAGCCTTACGTCATTGTGGGTGAGTACTATGTTCAGCCAACAGAGTTTGTTGGCCACTGACGCACCTCCCAGTGTGTTTCCTGACCGCTTTCAGATGATGATTGTTTACAGGGCCATGATGTTCTATGGCGGCTATGAATCAGCGCCGGAAGTCTATCAACGTGGTGAATTTGAATTTAAGAGGTTGATGAACCGATTGGACATCGACCAACTGCCAACAGTCGTCAGCGGCCCGCCGCTTGCATAAAGCGCACAAATGCAGTTGACCACGCCTAAAGTCAGTTACGATTTGATCCGCCTTGGTGGCGGTTTGGATCAGGTAACTCCTACGCTTTCTTTGCCTCCGGGTGTTGCCCGTCGAGCTGCTAATTTTGAGTGTTCAATCACCGGCGGCTACACCCGCATTGCTGGCTATGAGCGTTTTGATGGCAGGCCCAGCCCGTCCGCTGCCAACTACAACATTTTGGTTTGTACGTTTACGGCCGCGGTTACCGTTGGCCAAACGGTTACCGGCAGTGTGTCGGGAGCGACCGGCGTTGTTATCGTGGTGAACACAGCCTCTTTGGTTATTACCCGAGAGACCGGGACCTTTGTTGCCGGAGATGTTTTAAACAATGGCTCCGGTTTTGTGGCCACCATCACGGCGGTGCAAGGCGTGTCAGCCGATGGGCTGACTGACGCACAATACCAAAATCTTGCAGCCGACAACTACCGCGCTGACATCACTGCCGTGCCCGGATCAGGATCTGTTCTTGGAGTAGCGTATTACAACGGCACGGTATACGCATGGCGCAATAACGCTGGCGGCACTGCCGCCGTGATGCACAAATCAACCAGCACAGGCTGGGCTGCGATTACGCTTGGCAAAACAATGTCGTTTGATAATGGCGTGTTGCTGATACCAGACGGCGTTACCCTAACCGGTCAAAGCAGCGGGGCCACAGGCGTGGTTGCACGTACGGTTCTTGAAGACGGTACGTACGCGTCAAGCAACGCGGCTGGACAATTGATTTTGTCCAGCTCTACTGGAACGTTTACGGTTGGCGAGAATTTGCGCATAGGTGCTACTACTTACGCGCGCGTTTTGACCGCGCCCGTACAAATTACTTTGGCGGTTGGCGGTCGTTACGAAACCACCGTTGCAAACTTTGGTGGCGGCACGGCAAATTACAAACTGTATGGGGTAAGCGGTACAAACAGTGCTTTTGAGTTTGATGGCACGACTTACGTGCCAATCAGAACCGGCATGGCTGTTGACACACCCTCACACATCAGCTTTCACAAACAGCACCTGTTCTTGAGCTTTGGCGCTTCTGTGCAATTTTCAGCCCTTGGTTTCCCTTATCAGTGGACCCCTTTGCTGGGCGCCGGCGAAATTGCAATGAACGCGGAAGTTACTAACTTGCTGGTGTTGCCGGGCGACCAGTCAAGTGGCGCTCTAGGTGTTTACACCCGCAGCGATACATCAGTGCTGTACGGCACAAGCTCAGCCAACTTCAGCTTATCGACATTTAACTCTGGCACCGGGGCATTCCCTTACACTGCGCAAAACATGGACCAAGCCTATGTGCTTGACGATCGCGGCATCATGAGCTTGGGAACGTCTTTGAACTTTGGTAACTTCGTGCCAGCGGCGTTAACTATGAACATCCCTAAATTTATCGAGCAGCACCGGGGGCTATCTGTTGGCAGTACGGTCAACCGAGACAAGGGCCAGTACCGTGTGTTCTTTTCAGACGGATCAGCCCTTTATATGACGACCCTAAACGGCCGGGTCTTGGGCAGCATGCCAATGCAATTTCAGCACAATATAAACTGTGCAATTGACAGCGAAGCGCCCAACGGCGGCACGGTTCAATTTTTTGGGTCAACCAACGGTTACGTGTACCAGATGGACTTGGGCACGAGCTTTGACGGCGAGCAGATTCCGGCCAACATGAACTTAATCTACAACTCAATAAAATCGCCACGAATTTTAAAACGTTATCGCAAAGCTGCCGTAGAATTGTCAGGGGATTCCTACGCCGAAATTCAATTTGGCTATGACCTTGGCTACCGTACAACAGCATTGACTCAAGCCGAAGACGCTTCATACCAAAACGATTTGCGTTCTAGCTACTGGGATGAAATGGTTTGGGACAATTTTGTGTGGGACGGGTCTGACATATCTCCGTCTGAGATTGAAGTTTCGGGAACTGCCGAAAACATAGCTATCCGAATTTCTTCAAACTCTGACCTTCTTACGTCTTTCACGGTGAATAACATCATCGTGCACTACACCTTACGTCGAGGACTCCGATGAGCAATCCGTACTATACCCACACCACCTATCCAACGCCCAATTCGCCCGGCTCATCGGCGACGATGCGCAATGAGCTGGAGAACGTCACCCTTGGCTTTGATTTGCTGCCTACCTTGAGCGGCAATGGCTACAAAGTTGCCATGATCAATTCCGCAGGTACGGCTTTAATTGCCTCAGCTGCTTTGCAGTCTTTGGCCATCACGGCTTCGACAATCAACAGCACAACGATTGGCGCAACTACGGCATCATCTGGCGCGTTTACTACGGTCTCCGCAAGCAGCGGTTTTACCGGCAACATCACCGGCAACATTACCGGTAACGTAACGGGTAACGTGACCGGCAACTTGACCGGCAACGTGACTTCGTCCGGGTCCAACAGCTTTGCCAGCGTGACCATCTCTGGCGGCACAATTAACGGTACCACGATTGGCGCCTCCTCAGCTACCACCATTCAAGGCACAACGATCACAGCAACGGTTGGTTTTGTTGGTGGCTTGACCGGCGCCGTGGTTGGTAATGTTACCGGCAATTTGACCGGCGCCGTAACTGGCAACGTGACCGGCAACGTGACCGGCAACGTTACCGGCAACTTGACCGGCAACGTAACGGCATCAACCGGCTCTTCTACTTTTACCGACGTAACCATCAACGGTTCGTTGGACATGAACTCTTCTACGGGCAGCACAATCTCTGGTTTGAGCACGCCGACAAACGCATCAGACGCAGCCAATAAAGGCTATGTCGACACAGGTCTGGCGTTAAAGCTGGACCTAACTGGCGGCACAATGTCCGGCGCCATTGCGATGGGCTCAGCCAAGATCACTGGCTTAGGCGAGCCATCCGCTGCGCAAGACGCGGCAACCAAAAATTACGTTGACAACACGGTTCAAGGTTTAGACGCTAAAGCATCTTGCCGCGCCGGAACTACGGCCAACATTACCTTAAGCGGCACTCAAACAATCGACGGCGTAGCTGTGATTGCAGGAGACCGCGTGTTGGTTAAGGACCAAAGCACGGCTTCCCAAAACGGCATTTATGTTGCGGCTGCCAGTACGTGGGCCCGGTCCACCGACGCAGACACTTGGGATGAGCTGGTTCACGCTTATGTTTTTGTGGAGTCCGGCACAGCCAACGCCAACAACGGTTTTGTTTGTACCGTGGCAGCAGGTGGGACTTTGGGCAGCACAGCTGTAACATGGGTTCAGTTCTCCGGAGCTGGCCAGATCACCGCTGGCGCGGGTTTGACAAAGACCGGCAACACGTTGGATGTCGGCACCGCATCAAGCTCACGCATTGTTGTCAACTCTGACAACATCGACTTGGCCACAACGGCAGTAACTGCTGGCACATATCAGTCAATGACAGTCGATGCCTACGGCCGCGTGACCGCCGGCACAAATCCAACGACCATAGCCGGGTACAACATTACCGATGCTTATACCAAGACTGAAATAAACACCACGGTGTCTGGCTTGTTGGCCAAGACCGGCGGCACAATGTCCGGCGCAATTGCAATGGGCACAAACAAGATCACCGGTGTTGGCGAGCCAACAAGCGCCCAAGACGCAGCGACCAAAAACTACATTGATGTGTTGTTTGGCACCACGGCCTCTGCAGCGGCCTCAGCGGCTGCGGCAGCTACAAGTGCAGCCAATGCCTTGACCAGCGAAAACAACGCGTCTAGCAGCGCTTCTGCTGCGTCTGGCAGCGCTTCTGCTGCCTCGGCTTCAGCAACGGCGGCGGCCGCCAGTTACGACAGTTTTGATGATCGCTACTTAGGCCCCAAGGCCACGCCGCCCACGCTTGACAACGACGGCAACGCGTTGCTCACAGGCGCTTTGTACTTTGACACGACCAGCAACTTGATGAAGGTGTACACCGGTTCGGTTTGGGTTAACGCCGGTTCTTCGGTTAACGGTACATCGGAGCGGCAGGTCTATACGGCTACTGCGGCTCAGACAACCTTTGCAATTACATACGACGTTGGTTATGTTGACGTTTATCTGAACGGCGTAAAGCAACAAAACAGCGTTGACTTTGTAGCTACCAACGGCACAACCGTGGTGTTTGGCACAGGCTTGACATCTGGCGACATTGTTGACATGGTGGCCTACGGCGCGTTTGACATTGCCAACGTGTACACCCAGACCCAGTCGGACGCGCGCTACTTGCAAAAAGCAGGCGGCACAATGACGGGCGCAATTACTTTTGATGGCGCTCAGACGTGGCCAACTTTTAACCAAAACACAACAGGCACAGCGGCGGGTTTATCCGCAACTTTGGCTGCTGGTTCTGGCGGTACGGGATTAACATCCCCCGGTACGGCCGGCAACGTGCTAACTTCTAGCGGGTCTGCTTGGGTTTCATCTACCCCTGCGGCCCCATTCACAACAGGCAAAGCCATCGCAATGGCGATGATCTTCGGATTCTAAGGAGCAATCATGGCAAACCCAAACATAGTTAGCGTAGCGTCGATCTACGGCAGTACGACATACTTAATTCCTAGTACAACTGCGGCGACAGCATGGACTGCATTGACCCCTGCTGTTGGCACAGTCAACAAGGTTAACAACATTGTTGCCGCCAACGTAACTGGTTCTGCTGTTGCTGTGACTGTGTCAATCAATAGCGCAACTGGTGGCGGTGGAACTGCCTATGATATTGCCTATCAAATCAGTGTGCCTGCTAATGCATCACTCATCATCATTGATAAGACCACCTCCATTTATGTTGGCGAGGCTCAATCCATTGTGGTGACTGTTGGTACTGGTAGCGCAATTGAATTGACATCATCGTTTGAAGCACTAACATCCTGATAGGATCATCCTATGACGATGCGCTATCAAGCCGCTGTTTTATCGGCATCGTATTTTCCGTTGAAGGTTCCTAATGATCCAACGATTGGCACAGCCACGGCTGGAAACGCTCAAGTTTCTGTCACATTTACTGCGCCATCAGATGTGGGTGGTGGTGCAATTACGTCTTACATAGCAGTTGCTAAAGATTCATCTAGCGGCGCTGTTTTTACAAACACTGGCGCGTCCTCACCAATCGTTGTAACTGGGCTGACAAACGGCAATACTTACACCGTTAAAGTTGCCGCTACAAACGCTTTTGGAACGGGGCCTGCAAGTGCGGCGTCAAATAGCGTAACGCCTTCAGTGCCTATTTCAGCAACAATTTTGTTGATTGCTGGTGGTGGCCCCGGTGGGGCTACTAACTACGGTGATGGTGGCGGAGGTGGTGGCGGTGCGGGTGGCTTGCTCTACTACGGTTCTGAAACACCGAAGACACCTAACGGAAGTGCTATAAATCTAACAGGCGGAGTTACATACACAGTCACAATTGGCGCTGGCGGTACAGGCAGCGCTGCCGGAGGAACTAACGCCAAAGGGACTGATTCAACCATTACAGGTTCTGGCTTTACAACATTAACGGCTCTTGCTGGCGGTAGAGGTGGTGGGTATCCCGGCTCGGGTGGCGACTTGTCTGGTGGTTCTGGCGGTGGTGAATACACCGGTACAACAGGGTCTGTCTCAGGCCAAGGCAATAATGGTGGAGCTGGCCCGTCAGGTAGTCCTTACTGCGGTGGCGGTGGAGGCGGTGCTGGGGCCGCTGGCGCTCAAGGCGCTAGCCCCGGAACAGGTAATGGCGGTGTAGGTTTAGCTTATTCAATTACAGGGTCTTCTACCTATTACGCTGGCGGTGGCGGAGGCTCAGGTCGAGCGGGTGCGGCGACAGGCGGCTCAGGCGGCGGCGCGAATGGTGGTACAAATAATGGTGGGACTAATCTTGGTGGTGGCGGAGGTGGCGGCATCAGTCAAAACTCGGGCAATGGTGGCTCAGGTGTTGTTATTATTTCCTCTTCAGCTACGGCGGCCTCCACTACAGGGTCACCAACGGTAACTACTAGCGGTGGCAATACTATTTACAAATTCACTGGTTCCGGAACAATCACATTCTGAGGCACAACATGAGTCATTTTGCAAAAGTAGAAAACGGCATCGTCACACAAGTTATTGTGGCTGAACAAGACGTTATTGATTCCGGCGCTTTTGGCACTGGCTGGGTGCAAACTTCTTACAACACCTATGCCGGGCAACACCCAGAAGGACGTCCTTTGCGTAAGAACTACGCGGGTGTTGGATATACGCACGATTTACAAAGAGATGCTTTTATCCCCCCTCGACCGTTTGATAGTTGGACCCTTAATGATGAAACTTGTTTGTGGGATGCGCCTACACCAAGACCGACGGATGACAAACCCTATCGTTGGGATGAATCAACATTGTCTTGGGTTGAGGTAATCGATGCCTAATTTTTCAGGACTTTGGACAGCTAGACAGCAATTGCAAGCAACGGGGGCAAGCCTCTGGCCTGCGCCGCCCGGAGCGCCCACCAGTGTTGTGGCAACGGCTGGAAATACAAGCGCGTCCGTTGCTTTTACAGCCCCATCAAACGCTGGTTACCCAGCAACAATTACTGGTTACACAGTGACGTCAAGCCCCGGGGGGTTTACAGGTACTGGATCTTCGTCCCCTATTACTGTGTCTGGTTTGACAAATGGTACTGCTTACACTTTTACGGTGACGGCAACAAATGCAACAGGGACTGGGCCATCAAGTGCAGCTAGTAATAGCGTAACACCTGCGGCCCCTAGAGCATTTACTATTTCTCCAGCGGTATCAGGTTTATCAACATGGAATTTAGATTCTAACGGGCCGTTAACATTAAACACTACAGGCACATGGACCATAGTTGCTTCAAGCACCTTTACTGTTTCTGCAAAGATGTGGGGTGCAGGTGGTGGGTCGGGTAATCAAGGTGGCTCTGGCGGTGGCGGTGGAAATTCAACTGGCACCGTATCTCTTACAAGCGGCTCAACATATATATTATTTGTTGGTCAAGGTGGCAAACAAGGCGGTGGGGGCACTGCCTCTGGCGGTGGTGGTTCTGCTGACATCAACCGCGGCGGGGGTGGCGGATATACAGGTATTTTTGTTACTTCTATCTCGCAAGGAAATGCTTACTTAATGGCTGGTGGTGGTGGCGGAGCAGGTGGAGGATCCGGTTCTGGTGGGGCCGGCGCTGGTGGTGGATCGACAGGGCAAACTGGATTAGGCGGCGCTCCCGGCGGGGGCGGTACACAAAGTGCTGGCGGCGCGGCTGGTGGTGGTTCTGGCGCAACTGCTGGTTCCGCATTGCAGGGCGGTAGTTCTCTTTCAGGTGGCGGAGGTGGCTACTTTGGCGGTGGCTCTGGTGGCGACAATGGCCCGTATGCGCCTAGCGGTGGCGGTGGATCAGGCTATATCAATACAACCTATGTTTCCTCTGGAGCAACTACAACTGGAAGTGGAACCACTCCAGCCAATAGTGGCGATGCTGATCGTGGTACTGCTGGGGCTGCTAGAAGTGGTAGCTCTGGAACAGGCAATGCTGGCTTAATCAAAATTACTTAAACCATGACACATTTTTCTAAAACAAATTGGGTTAAGGTGGTCTTATGAGCGCGCAATGGCCCGGTGGGTTTATCACCAAAACACCTCCAACCCCAAGCTCTTCTGCGGCTCCGGGTCTGTGGACTCTTTCCCAGCAAGCCGCTTTGCAAAAACAAGGTGCTTGGCCTCCTCCATATGCTGGCCCACCAACCGTTGAATACCTCGTCATCGCAGGCGGGGGCGGTGGCGCTGGTAGTGCTAACTTTGCTGGCGGTGGTGGCGGTGGCGCTGGAGGATATAGAACAGCGTCTGGATTTGCTGTTTCTGGTGGTTCCGCAATTACTGTGACCGTTGGCGCTGGTGGCGCTGCTGGAGGCCGAGCCGTAGACGGTTCTGGCGGCGGAAATTCAGAGTTTTCCACCATCACATCAACAGGCGGTGGTGGTGGTGGACGTCCGGGTCAAACCGGTAACTCTGGTGGCTCTGGTGGCGGTGGTGGCGGTGGTGGCTTACGAGCAGGGGGCGCTGGCACAGCAGGACAAGGAAATACTGGTGGTAACGGTACGGGTGATGATGGCTCACCCGGCGGTGGCGGTGGCGGCGCAGGTGCAGTGGGTGCTGATGGCACAAGCAGTAGTGGTGGTAACGGGGGCAATGGTTTGTCCTCATCCATTACTGGCACCGCTGTAACTCGCGGTGGTGGCGGTGGCGGCCCATCTGGTAATGGCAACGGCTCTGGAGGTAGTGGCGGTGGTGGCGCAGGTACTGGCGGTAGCCCAAATAATGGAACTGCAAACACTGGTGGTGGCGGCGGTGGTGGACGTGATGTTGCTGGTGGGAACGGCGGCTCTGGTATTGTCATTATTCGTTATGTCAATACATACCCAGCCGCAACATCTACAACTGGCTCACCCACTATTACAAATACTGGCGGCTATCGCATTTATCAATGGACTTCATCAGGTTCAATCACATTTTGAGGTAATAACAAATGTCTAAAGCAAAAACACTAGCGGGCACAGTATCAACAGGCGGCGTTCTTGCCGACGGCACAGTCGCGGCTGCTGAAGTCACAGGCTTGGCCACGGTTGCCACGTCTGGCAGCTACAACGACCTGACGGATAAGCCAACCATCACGACCACAGCGACCAATCTTGCTGGTGGTTCTAATGGAACAATCCCTTATCAGTCTGCATCAGGCACAACACAGATGTTGGCGGTTGGCACGTCTGGTCAAGTTTTACAAACCAATGGTGTTGGTGCTCCTTCGTGGACTACGCTAACTCCCGCTGGTGTAAATGTTCAAACCTTCACATCATCAGGCACTTGGACTAAACCATCCTTGGCCGCTGGTTCTCGCGTGTTAATTCAAGCATGGGGCGGTGGTGGTTCTGGGGGTAAAACCGGTACGTATGGTGCGGGTGGTGGGGGTGGTGGTGGATATAAAGAACTCTGGGTTACTTTGTCAAGTTTGGGCGCAACCGAGACAATCACAATTGGCGCAGGGGGTGCTGCCAGAACTACAGATGGTGTTGGCAATGCTGGTGGTACTACAACTGCCGGAACCTTGATTACTGCCTATGGTGGTAGTGGTGGCGGTAGCGGTTTTCAAGATGGGGATGGCATTAACGTTACTCCGGGTGGAGGTGGCGCGGGTATGTTTGGCCCCGGTGTAAGCCAAAGCGCGGGAAGCACCTACTGGGGCGCTGGCGGTTATCCTGATGGTGGTGGCGGGCCTCCACGTTATGACGGTACAAAATTTAATAATTACCTTAGGATGATAGCTCCGCAAACCGGTCTCTTTAGTTACAACATGAGTAACGACGCATTTAGCGATACCGCTGGTGCGGGGGGTGGTGGCAGAATAACGTTTACTAATGACAGTGGTAATGCAGACAGACCAACCTTCAATGGTGGCCGAGACGTTTGGGGCGGTGGTGGCGGTGGTGGTACCCAAGGTACGACCGGTGGGGTCAGCCAGTGTGGTGGTAGTGGTGGTGCTGGTGGTGCAACTGGAACTGTGGGAACTCAACCCGCTGGCGGTGGTGGTGGTAGCTCTAGCGGAAACTCTGGTGCAGGTGGCGCAGGTCAAGTCATCATTACAGTATTCCCCGGATAAGGAAAAATCATGACGCAAAAATGTTTGTTAGACAGCGCAACTAAAGTTGTTGTCAATGTAATTGAACTTGAAGATGGTGCAGTTTGGACTCCTCCTAGTGGTATGGAGTTAGCCTCTCAACATGACGGAGGCATTGGTGATACTTGGGATGGCACTCAGTTTGTAAAACCGCCAGAGCCAGTAGATGAAACTGATCAACCTTTGTCAACAGACACTCAAGTTTTATAACGAGATTAAAGGACTTAAAAAGCCATGGACGCAGATGTTGATAAAAGGTTAGCCGTGCACGAAGCCATTTGCGCTGAGCGGTACAACAGCATAGAAAAATCTTTGCGTTCTGGGGATAGGCGCATGACTAAGATTGAGTACCTGTTGTACGTAGTGATCTTGGCCGTGTTGCTTGGTCCCGGTGTGGCGGCAGACGTATTCAAAAAGATATTTGGAATTTAACATGTGGGACTGGGTTGAAGCATTTATTGCCGCAGCCTGTCTAGTGGCCTTTGTCATTTTTGGCACGTATATGATTGCATGGAGCTTGGTGTGATAAATGCGTTGGCTCATTCTGTTACTGCTGTTAGTGTTGGCTGGGGCTGTAGCCAAGAATGGTTGCCATGTGCGCGAGTTCTACAGTATTGCTTGGACTATCCACAACCCCTCCGAGCGACATCAACAGATGTCAATGTGGCTGACAAACAATGTGCGGTTTTGCAGAAGCCAAGACTTGGCGGTTATTTGGAACAACCTGTCCGAGTGGGCGGGCGCGGCGGATTCAGCAGAGCTTAGGGGTAAGGTTGTTCATGGATACAAAGATGCGCTTGATCGGGAAAAGAAGTGAAGATCAGTTACGACAAATGGTATCCGGTGGTACAGCCAAATCCACCAATGCAGTCCGAGGTGTTTGCCAAGCGGGTAGAACGCTTAAACGCTGAGAGGGCTGTGCAGGTACAGATTGACCAGCAGGTGAAGAAGTTTCACCAGTATGAGTATGAGATTTATGAATACAGGATGCGGCAGATCACAATAAACATTGACATCACAAACCTTAAACGGGAAATAGATAAGTTGGTATAAACATGGTCACAAGAAAACCCCCTGCAAAAGTAGCGCCAGTTAAACGGCGTACACCTAAACCCAAAGCAGAGCAGACAATTAACGTGTCTGTTGCCGCGCCAGCGCCGGCTCCCAAAACTGAGGCCAAGAAAGACGACAGTGCTCTTGGCAAAGTCATTGGTCTAATTGAGTGGGTGGACAATCCCTTCAAACTGTTTACCGTCATCCTGCTTTCGTTTCTAGCCTTTGCTGGATATTTTGCATGGGACTCGCGTCAAGTCATACTCCAAGCGATTACGACTCAGGACAAAATGCCGCAGCTAGCAAAGCAAGAAACACTACTTACCCCTGCTCGTAGCTTAATGAAAGACGTAGATGGCTTGGTTATTTTGATCCACAAAGCTAACCTAACTACAAACTCTCGCACCACTGTGCTAGCCCTGAACGCTGATGGCTCACGGGAGAAGTCAATGGAAGGAACGGTAACGTCTTTGTTTAACGCAAGCGCAGACCGCAACGCCGCTATGGTAGCAATGCTTAACAACGAAGTTCTTTGTGAAGAATTTAAACCGTCATCTAAGGTAGGTGAGTGGGGTGTAAAGCAGGGTGTAAATTTCATGTGCCGAGGTTCTATACCGCCCGATCCGGGTAAGTTTGCGGGGTATGTAGCTATCGGGTTTAAAGATAAGCCAGAGGATATTGCGGCTCTGAAAACTCGCATCAATTTGGCAGCAACTGATATGTCGGAGGATTGATTATGTTTGATGTTCTTAGTGGCGGTATTTTAGGTTCAGTGTTTGGCGGGCTATTCCGTATGGCCCCCGAGGTGCTCAAGTTTTTCGATAAGAAAAACGAGCGTCAACACGAACTGCTAATGTTTTCTCGCCAATGCGAATTGGAAACGTTGCGGGGTCAGCAGAAGCTGGCCGAAATTGGAGCACAACGGGAAGCGGCCATTGACGTAGGTGTCATGGATGCGTTCCAGTCTGCCATAGAGCAGCAAGCCACAATGGTCAAAGCCGCAGGTGGCTGGGCTGCATCTTTATCTGCTTCCGTCAGGCCAGTAGTAACTTACTGGGTGTTGTTTGTCTGGAGCTTCATCCACGTGTGGTTTGCATGGAACGCATGGATCACCGGCGCCCCTCCAGCCGAAGTGTTCAAAATGATGATGTCGCCAGACTTCTCAGCTTTGTTGGCTGGGACAATTAACTTCTGGTTCCTTGACCGTACATTGGCTAAGCGTGGGTTATGAACCTCGAACTAGCTGCCGCACTGTGCCGACAGTTTGAGGGCTACCGGGCCAAGCCTTACCTATGTCCAGCCGGAGTGGCCACGATTGGGTACGGCTCAACATACTACGCAGACAAGCGCAAGGTGACTTTAGAAGACGCCCCGATGGATGAGCCAACGGCGCGGGCGCTGTTGATGGTTGAGCTTGAGCACACGTACTTGCCCGGTGTTTTGCGTAACTGCCCCGGCCTAATTACTGACGTTCGCAAGTGCAACGCGCTGGTAGACTTTGCCTACAATTTGGGCACCGGCCGTCTCCAGACTTCTACTCTGAAGCGTAAGGTTAACGCCCAAGATTGGGAGGGCGCCAAAGAACAACTCATGCTTTGGACCAAAGGGGGCGGTAAAGTGTTGCCGGGTCTTTTAAAACGCAGACAAGCAGAATGCTTGTTGTTAAACGATTCTTGACGTAAAATCTTTGCGGGGCCCGTGCGCCCGCAAGAGGCCGCCTAGAGCGGCTTTTTCATTTGTGGAGCAAATATGGCTATAGCAAACAATCCATTCGATCTAAACACCTCTGGGAACAAGCTGCTTACTGCGGCTACTACAGGCGTTGCGGCTCCTCAAGCCACCGGCTATAACGCCTCAACCGCGGGAGCCACTGGATACACCGCTGATAAGGCGGGGGCCACTGGTTACCAAGCCGGCCAAGCAGACCTGACTAAATGGAATCCTGAAACTAATCAAACCGTTCAGGGCCAATTGTCCGGAGTTCTTGCAGCCAACTCGCCCCTGCTCCAGCAAGCTCGTGCAGCCTCTCTGGCTCAGATGAACCAGCGCGGCTTGGTCAATTCCAGCATGGCTGTGGGCGCCGGCCAAGAAGCCGTAATCAAACAAGCGTTGCCAATTGCATCGCAAGACGCTACGACTTTTGCCAACGCCGGCCAAGTTAATGCTAACGCGGCTAACCAGAACGCGCAATTTAACACCGGTCAAACAAACACCGGCATGCAGTTCACCGCTGGGTCTATAAACCAAGCCGCTTTGGCAAACGCTGGCGCTGCAAATCAAGCCTCTCAATTTACCCAAGGCGCTGCAAATCAAGCCGCTTTGACTAACGCAGCTTCTCAAAACCAAGCGGCTCAATTCTCAGCCGGGGTCCAAAGCGAAGCGTCTAAACAGTACGCCACTTCATTAAACAGCACCGTTCAGCTGATGATGGATCAAGCAATGAAAATCGCTTTGACCAATGCGGATTCAGCAACTAAAATTGAATTACAAAACATTGACGCTACGACCCGTAAAGATTTGGCTGCAACTGAAGCTGCCTACAAGAATCAAATGCAGGCTTCACAAAGCGCAAACGATATTTTCCAGCAGGTGTCTAAGAACATTGCGGATCTTATGGCCAACCCTGACTTGGATGCCGCCAACGTAACCGCGGCGGTTAATGATCAAAAAGCATATCTGAAAAACTCTTTAGCAATTCTTAGCGCAACGTCCGGCATCCCCGGTCTTAAAACTTTGCTGGACTTTACATGACGCGCGAAGCCCTTCTCGAACCGATCATCTCTTCGGTCCGCAAGGGCACGGCGCTGTCGCGCTACACAATTCTGGATTACTTTGAAGACTGGGATGTCTTCCCGTTTGAGCTTGACGGTCAACACGTTTGGACTGTGGTGGCCAAGGGAACTGAAGTGCATTTTGCGCTTGCCCCTGACTGGCGCCCCAAGGCCAGTATGCGTGGGGCGGTCAGGGCTTTTATTAAGCCGGTGTTTGAAAGACATGGTTTTTTGACCACGCGCATATCGCACGGGCGCGTAGCACAAAAAGAATTTGTAAAACGAATCGGGTTCAAACCCACTTGGAAAGACGGGGACGTTGAGTATTATCTGCTTGGCAGCCTACCCTTTGAGAGGAAACTATGATCAAGAAAATCTATCTGTCCCGGGCGCAAACCCGGGCAATGGCGGCTGAGCACCCTATTGGCGACCCCACCGGCGGCCCAGCTTTCGGTGAGAAAAACGACCCAATCAGCGCGGCCATTTCAATTGGCACAATGTTTGCCACGGCCGAGGCTGGCTTTGCCGCCATGACTTTGATGCAAGGCATTACGTTTGCTGGCGCAGCGGTGAGCTTGGTCGGTAACATCACAGGCAACAAGAGCTTGATGAAGCTAGGCGCCATCGCTGGTATTGCTGGCGGCCTCGGCATGGCTTACGACAAAGTAATGGGTACAACGCTTGGCGGCAACCTTAGCGAAACCTTGGGCATGGGAGCTAAAGATGCTACGGGTGCTTTAAACGCTACCGCCGTTCCCGGCGCGCAAGCCCCCGTGGTTGACGGTGTTCAAGTTAGCGCCGTGCCCGACGCCTCTCAATCAAGATCGTTGGCCGGCGGCCCCGATATTACAACTACAACGCAGCGCGAACTTGCAGCAGCCTCCGGCGCGGATCTCAACACTCCCGGCGCCAGCACCCGGTCCCTCAACACTCCCGGCGGCGGCGGCACGTCGCCTTTAAACGTTCCAAACCCCGGCACAGACATTCTTGGTCGGCCACTTCCCGCAATGTCTTACGCCCAAGGTTCCGGGCCTAACATGTCCATGGCGCCCCCACCAAAACCCGGGTTTGTGGATTCCTTAAAAGCCGGCAACTACTTGGACGCCGCCAAGGCCGCGGGCTCCGGAACCATGGATATGTTGAAGAACAATCCAACAGGCGCTTACGTTGCTGCTCAAGCAGTCGGCGGTGTAGCTGATTGGCTAAGCGGCAAGACCGACGCCGAGATTGCAGCGCTTAAAGCCAACACTGGTTTTGCTGATGCAAAAGCGCAAGAGGTTCAATTGGCTATTGCAAAAGAAGAGCGCCGCCGCCTTAACATGGCTAATCGCTACGCAACAACAAGCCCTCAAACCGGCATAGCAGTTAACCCTAACGCCAACGCACGGGCCCCCGGTCTAGTCGCCGCTAACATGCAACCGCGTCAAGGATAAGGAGAACACCATGGCAACAGGAATTATTCAAGAAGGTATGGGCCGACCAGAAGGCGACGAGCTTTCAACAAAGGCCGTATCCGACAACATTAACATGCCGCCTGAATTGCAGGAGGCTTATGAGCGCGTAGTCGTTGCTGGTATGAAAGTAATGTTTTCCAAAGAAAGCCACCGCGCTATGCTTAAAGAATTGCAACGCGAAGGCCCGTTGGACCAACGTCTTGGCAAAGGCATTGCTGGCTTAATGCTGCTTCTCTTTAAAGAATCAAACGGAACGATGCCGCCCGCGGTCATTATTCCTGCTGGGGTTAAGTTGCTTATGGAAGCCGTTGACTTCATGCGCGATACCGGCATGGGCAACCCTACCAATGCTGAAATTGGAAACGGCATGCAAATTATGATTGCCATTATTTTAGAAAAGTTTGGCGTCGCTCCTGACAAGATGGAGCAGATGTTGAACCAGTACAGCAACGAAAACATTCCGGCTGCACCGCAGCAGATGGGAGCTTGATATGCCTAGTTTTGGTGGATTGATTAGCGGTGTCATGGGCCGCGCAGCTGAGGGCTACGGCAAAGCTGCTGACATGGAAATGAAAAAGCAAAGCGAGTTGGATTTAAGGAAACAGCTGTTAGACGCTGAGACTGAAAAGCAATTGCGCATTGATGAGATTAAACGCGGGCGTGACATTGCTGAAGAAGACCGCAAGATGTCTCCCGAGTACATTGCCA